AGGTATGGGCGTTCCTTGGTTGCTTGGTACTCACCGTATGCACTTGATTAAACGCACGTTTATAAAGCATTCTAAAGAGTGGCTTAATAGAGTTTTTAATGATAAGTATGAAGTATTAACTAATTACGTTATGGAAGAAAATACACTATCTATTCGCTGGTTAAAATGGCTAGGAGCGTCGTTTAGCGACTGTGACGTAGAAGGTTATAAACAATTTACCTTTTATAAGAAATAATCGTTATGTGTAATCCTCCCGCATTGTTAGCATTAGCCACGATTCAAGGCGCAGTACAATACGCCGGTCAACGCCGGATGGCTCGCCAGCAAGCTCGTTACCAAGCGAGAGCGTCAGAAGCCGAGCGTCAACGGGCAATGCAGGAACAATCGGCGATGCGTATGCGTCAGGCACAGGAGCAAGAAGCGGCAAATCGTGAACTAGCTGATGTGTCGTTAAAAGCTCGTGAAGCGTTGTCTAAGGCGAGAACAAGCGCGGGTGAAGCTGGAGTTAGTGGTGCGTCCGTTGAAATGTTATTAGACGATTACACCCGTCAGGAAGCGGCGTATAGAATCGGTATTACTCGCCAACGAGAACTACAGGATGTACAAACAGGACTCGCTTTGACCGACGCTGGGTATCGCACTCAAATGCGTCAGATTGATATTAACCGTCCGATTAATAAACCGAGCTTCTTGATGGCGGCTGCGAATACTGCCATGAACGCCGCTCGTGCTTACGCTACGGGTCAACAAATACAGCAAGGCAAGACTTCCTAATATTATGGCAACTATAGACGACCTGGTAAAAGCTACGCGTAATGCTCGCGTTCAAGTTGCGGATCTACCCGACGCTCCAAAGCTTCAGCCTACAATCAGGAGCGGAGGTCAGTACACCGTTGCCGTACAACAAGCGGGTCGTAATAAGCTTATGGACTTAGCTGATGCGTTGTCCAAGGTTAATCCTATTCTTCAACAATTCGGGGCCATACAAAAAGCAGAGCGTGAATATCAACGCGAACAAGGCGAGTTATTTGCGATGGAAAAGCCTGAAGAGGCTATGGCTGAACTTGAGGCTCAACGTGATAAAACGAAAAAGGAACTGCGTAAACTACGGGAACAAGGCGTAATACAAGAAGCGTTTGACCCTGAGTTCCTACTCGGTATTAGAGCGGCTAGAGCGAAGGTACAAGCGAAAGAATTTCGTAATCAATTACTTACAGATCCTGAACTATTACAAAGCGAGAATCCTGTGGGCGTCGCTCAAGAACGCATCGCTGAGTTTTTGCAAGGTGTTGATAGTCAATATGCTAAGGAGTCTGTTGCTCCGATGTTAGACTCGATTGGAAACGAGTTTGTAAACACAGTTACAAGACAGCAACAAGACGCCGCTATAGCCCAAGGTAAGACCGATTGGTTGAACATGGCACAGGATCAGTTTAAAGCTTGGGAACAAAACGAAGCGGATCTTAACTCGCCTGAGTTCCGTGAGTGGTTCAACGATTCTGCCGGTGCTTTCAAAGGTAATCGTGAGTTCGTTCTTCAGGAAATGATTCAGCCTATGCTGATGGATATGACTGAGCGTGGAAACGCCGCTGGAGCGATGCGTAAAATCCAACAGCTTAAAGATTGGAAAATTAACGACAAGGGAGCGAAGTTTATAACCAGCACAATGCAGGATTCATTAAACGCATTGGAGCGTACCATTATTAGTCAGGGAGCTTATTGGCAACAGCAAGCAGTCACGACTTATAACACAGTATTAGAGGATGCTACAGCTCCGTTTGATACTGAGTTTTTACAGCGTTTAAACGAAGGTAAACCTATTACTGAAAACTTCTTTAAGGATTGGTCTAGTCGGACTAGGGACGAGTTAAAGGCTAAGGGTGTAAAACCTAATAACATCGAAGAATATATAACAGGAAAACGGGAAGAAGCTAATAAGAGTTATAACCGTCAAAAGGTGGATACCGTAGCTACGGACTCTGTTGTATTAGGGGCGATTCAAGGGAATTTAAACTTAGGTATTGATCAAAGAAATGCGATTAATATCGCCCGTGATAACGGAGAGTTAAGCCTATCTGATTATAAAGCTTTATTGAAAGCAAACAGCGAAGAAACTGACTTTGAGGCGAATGTAATGCGTCGTCAACCTGTTAGAGATTATTCGGATATTATCGAAAATAGATTTAGTGATAAGGCAATTAAGGACGGTATACCGATACCTACGGTTGATAACTCGACTAATATCGTAAAAGATATAACGGGAATCACTAAGAAACAAATACCTGGTAATACATTAGGAACATTAAGACCTTTAGCTTCTAAGATATTTCGTGATGAAATGCGTAAGGAGCGTGATCGTTTGATATTACAAGGGATGGGTCAACTTTCTCGTCCTGAATTAGATAGGCAGTTAGATGAACGCACTCCTGAAGTTTACAACAATATATCACCGCAGATTGAAGAAATGGTAAAGACGAGGTTAAGAACCGCTCAATTCAATTTGGGATCTTACTTCGATAAAGATTTATTAGATAGTTTTAAAACCAAAAGCAAGGAGCTTGAGAATTTAAACTCAGTCCTTCATCGTATAGGTTTTGAAGAAGACGATTACCAAGGAAAGGGTGAGTTTATTGATGCTTACCGAGCAAATCATATTGATTAATAATGGCTAATAAAATTTATACCGCCGAAGATTTCATGCCTCAAGACGAGGTTTTAGACACGACTGCAACTAGGACTCGTCAAGACATCTTAGACCCTGAAACGGAAGAAGCGAAAGGTTTATGGCAAGAGTCTAAGGCGATTGCTATGGAGACCCTGCCAGGTTTAGCTACAGGGATTGCCACGAGTCCTTGGCTACTTGCTGGGCCAAAAGGTTGGATAGGATATAGTTTATTAAATTTTGCTACAGGGTTTGGATCTAACACAATCGCACAGAAAATGCGTAACCCTGAAAAAGACACTAGCTTTAAGGAAGCGACTTTAAATGGTGCGTTTACTGCTGTTCCAGGTATAGGCCCAGCTAGGACTGCTAAGTTAGGCAAGAAAGGTTTGATGGGAGTTAGAGCTGGTGAAGCTGGATTCATGGCTGGCGGAGAAGAATTTGGTCGTCAGCTTATTGAAGTATCCGAAGGTGAGCGGAAAGCTTTAAGTCCGTTTGAAATTGGTTTTGCGAGCGTAATCGGTACAAGTCTAGGTGCGGGTATGGGGCGTTATGAACACGGTATGTTTAATCGTGCTGGTGTAAGCTCTGAGCAAGCTAAAAAGATACAGACGCGTATGGAAGCTCATGTTGCTGATCGTATCAATACCATTGATGATCTACTCAAAAAGAATCCTGAGCTTGGTGACGGGGAAATGGGTAGAGCGTTACAAAAGGAGCGTGAAACTTTAGCCGAGCAATTAACCGAAGTATCCCGCACAGATCGTAAGTACCTTGAGGAACTCCGAGCAAAGGCTCAGGTGAAAAAGGAAGAGACCGAAAAAGAATGGGCGGAGATAGTAAAGACTTATCAAAAACAGCCTGAAGTCGGTGAAGGCACGGTATTAAGACCGGTTAAAGAAGGCGAAGCACCTGAAGTAAAACCTGAAGTTGAAGCCGAAGTTACACCGCCGTCTAAGCTTACCAAGGAACAAAAGCTACAAGCTCTTGAACGGATGAAGATGAGCGATGAGGACTTATTGGATTATTTAGAAGGTAAGACCGATTTACTACCAATTAATGTTGGGGCTTTTACTGATCAGCAAGATGTACAGCGTTCTATGGCTGCGGTTTTAGAACAAGTTAAAGAAGGGTTTAAAAAGCGTGGGCCTAAAACTGATCGTGAATCGTTAATTAAAAGATCAATAGAACTGCGTAAGCAACTTAACCCTGACATTGACCCGCTTAAATATACTAAGAGAATTGCAAAAGAGTCTGAAGACATGATCTTCAAAAGCGTTGTAGCTGATTCAATGACGCTAAATGCTTTTAAACAATTCAATAAAAAACTAAGTGGTGATTTAGATTTTAACGATCCAGCGGTTATTAACGACATAATGGCAGACTTTGACCGCCTCGGTGAGTTCGCTGAATATTCAGGATCTATTGGTAGTAACGCTGGTAAACTGTTACAAAGTAGAAAGGTGTCACGAGATCAACTAGCGGCGGTTGTTAGTCAGATGGAAAAAGACGCTATAAAAACTGAGGAGAAACTTACTAAACAACTCGTTAAATATTCAAAGGATATTTCTTCTGAAGAACTACAAAAACAATTAAACGATTTAGGCGGTTTAAAAGCTTTGCGTGGATTAACTTCTGAACTCCGTGTATTACGGGATACGGGAAAATTAGGTCGTATGCTTGAGATTAGACGGCGCGGTGTAGCAGGTAAAATTGGAGCAATGACTACTGAATTTATTTACGGTAATATTTTGAGTGGGCCTGTTACTCAAGCAGCGGCAGCTACCGGTAATACTTTCATGGGAGTCTATTCATTATCTACCCAAGGTTTAGGTGCGTTAATCGGTGGTGATTTAAAAACCTCCAAACACGCAATAATGACCGCAAGGAATCTTTTACATGCTTTACCTGACGCTTGGGAAGCAGCTAAAATCGCCGCTAAAAACTCAAAAGGACAAATGGCTCTTGATTCTCATTATGAGAAAATAGGCGGCAAGGCGTTTTCGATGGAAGAAACAGGGTTGAGCGGAGCTATTGGAGAGGGTGTTGAAAACATTGGTGAGTTGTTATCATACGGCCCTAAAGGTTTAGTTTTCCAAGATGAGTTCTATCGTCACTTATTTGCTAAGTCCCAAGTCAAATCTTTATTGTCTCAGGAGTACAAGGATCTTGTAGCTAAAGGCGAAGCTCCAGTCGAGGGTATGGCTGATTATATCGAAGGTAAGATGTCCCGTTATTTTGTGGATGGTAAACGATATAAGACTCAAGACGACGTTCAACTAGAAGCTGTAAGGCAAGCACAGGAGCAGGGTCTTGACGGAGATGAAGCGGTTGATTTCATTAAGAATTACACAAAAGAGAATTGGACTACTAAGCTTTCAAGCGAGATGGAATACTTGAGGCAGTTTGGTGATCGTATTACATTTCAATCGGATCTTAAAAAAGGTTATGGCCCGTTTGAATCTATGGGAGCGAGCGTTCAGGAACTTAGAACTGAAGGAGGTCTCACAGGATTTACTGCTCAATACATTGTACCTTTCATTAAAACTCCCGTTAATATCTTTAAGGAGTTCGGCGGCACTACAAGTATATTAGCTGAAGTACCTGGCGTTGGTCGTTTATGGGCTAGGTCTCGTGAGGAATTAATGAGCGATAACCCAATGATCAGAGCCAATGCTCGTGGTCGTCAAATCGTAGGCGCTGGATTATGGAGTAGTGCTATATTTTTAGCTGATCAACAAATCATTACTAATAGTGGCCCTCAAGATTATAAGGAGTTAGAAAACAAGAAAGCTACAGGATGGTTACCTAACGCCCTTAATCAGTCAGCTTTAAAGCGTTATTGGGAAACAGGCGATAGCGGGGGAGATCAATTAGGCGATACTTATATAAGTCTTCAAAAAGCTGATCCTGTTGCGACCATTACTGCTTTAGCTGGAGATTTAATGCGCGCTAGAGAAGATAATGAATTTTCAGATAACGATTTTACTTATTTGATGCAAACAATAGGATTTGCAATGAGTAGAGCCGTAGGGCAAAAAAGCTATCTTGAAACAGTTGGTGGCTTTTTGGATGCTTTAGTTAGTGGACGTGTCGCTGCTGAAGACGATTATGGGTCTGCCGTAATTGAAGATGCCTTACGACGTATCATTCCTTTCGGGTCGGCTTTAAACTCGTTAGGCAGATCAGATGACCCGTATATACGCGAAGTAAACGGAATATTTGAAACTTTATTGAATCGCCTTCCAGGATTCGTTCAAACCCTTGATCCTAAACGAGATGCTTTTGGTGAAAAGGTTCCTTCATATGGTGGAGGCATGATGCGTAGAGAGATTAATGCTTTCAATCCGTTTATGACTTCTAAGTCTCGTGGTGATCGTTCCGTTGAGGCTATCATGCAATATCAAGGAGCTTATAGGTTTCCGGATGCAGGAGGTAACAAGGGAGCGATACCAGGTATTGATTTACAACAACTAAAAGTGCCTGGATCTAATCAATCTTTGTACGATCGTTGGAAAGAAATATATGCTCAAAGTGGTGTAAAGAAGGCAGTCATAGAAGCTTACGAAAACCCTGACTTGTCCAGGATAACTATCGCCCGACCTGGTAACGGGTTACCTGAAGTACAAAAACAAACTTTAAATACAATATTTGGAAAGTATAGAGATGCCGCTTTTGGTCAGTTACTCGAAGAGTATCCATTTCTTGAAAAACAGATGGAATACAATGTAGATTTACAGATACTTCAATACGAAGGTAAGGATCTTCCGAAGGAAACTGTAGCCCCTGAACTCCTCGATCTCGTGAAGTAGTGCTTGTCATTCGCAATTAAAAGATAATAATATAACAAAGAACCATGCCCAACTCATATGTAGAATATTCATCGGCCACATCGGATCAAGTTACTAATGGCTTTGTGTTTTCGTTTCCGTACTTATCAGATGATGCGGGTAATGCTTTAATCGACGTTTATGTCTCGGATGTAAAACTAGCTTCATCGGCGTTCTCCGTTACAACATCACCGACAAATTCGATACTTATAAACGCGGGTAGTGTTTTAGTCGGAGACGCCGTTAAGATTGCTCGTAATAGTTCTACCGCTGACCCGTTGGTAGATTTCGTTGATGGTTCGGTACTTACGGAAGCTGATCTTGATCGAGGTTATCGTCACGGATTTTATCTGTCGCAAGAAGCAGCGGAAGGATCAGGCGGTGACCTACTAAGTAAAAAAGATGGTTCGGACTTTGACGCCGAGGGAAACAAGATAACTAACTTAGGCGCACCTACAACGGGATTAGATGCGACGAATAAAGCATATGTTGACCAAACTATAGACAATGCTGAGTTGGTCGGTGGGAGTCCTTCTACTGTGTCGCTTGGGGCTTATGATGTTACCTCGACAAACGACACGCTTAAAACTCTTAGAGCTTGGACTGCCGATATTGAAACAGCTCTTGACGCGGATATAAATGTAACCGCAACCGGTACAACAGCGGATCGTTCCTTGGCTGATAGGTTCGCTGATGTTGTAAACGTTAAAGACTACGGAGCAACGGGTGATGGTGTAACCGATGACACCAGCGCAATCCAAGCTGCCGAAGCTGCTGGAGACTCAGTTTACTTCCCCGAAGGTAATTACAATGTAACCGTGGCTCCAACGCTTAATAAATCGTGGGGGAAAGGAACCGTAAGTATATCGGGTACACAGACATATCTACACCCCCAACCAGGGCCTGTAAGCGAGATATTTGCTAGTGTATTCAATCCTAACAATACAGCTACAGCGGATGCTTCTACGGAGTTGCAACGGGCTATTGATTTCGCGCAGGATAATGACTTACCTTTAACGTTAGAAGAAGGCGGTTTATATCGAGTATTCACGGGTTTGACTTTTAAACATGGGCAGTCGGCTACAGACACACAAAAATACAGCGTAAAACTAAATGGAAACGGAGCCACACTTTATCCTGACGGATCGGCTATTACTGTTATGTCCATCGTCCCTCGATGCTTGTTAGCAGACCAAGGCGCGGGTAGGGGCATTTCGGGAATATCAATTAAAGATTTAACTTTTAGTGGCTACGCTTCTACTAGCTCGAAGGCTTTAGTGATAGGTGAAACGGGTTATGTTTGTGATAATTTCCTGTTTTCCAGATTAGAAAATATACTGATACATCAATTTGAATCTAATGCCGCGCTATTTTTTAAAGAAACCCGTCATTTCTCTTGCAAGAAAGTAGTAGTAAGAAACTCAACCTGTCGTATTGAGGCAACCGCAACGGGTTCATTCTGCGGAGATATGGTTTTCAACGCTTGCGAATTTGTATCTAAGCAAGCTGTAGGTTTGAATCCCTTAGACCTAAGTTCAGGTGGTACGGGTAAAATCAGAGGTATTCACTTTAATCATTGTTATATTTATGGAAGTCAAACCGAATTAATTTGCAACGGTACAGCACCTCAAGGCGTCGCTGGCCCACAATTAGGAGATATTTGGTTTGATGGGTGTCAATTCGACCAAGGCACGGGACGCGCTCTTTACATGGTAGCAAACAACGATGGACAGATATTTAAGATCAACATAACATCTTGCTATTTTGTAACTTACGGTGCGGAAACCATACGAGCGCAAGGTTCGGCTGAAATAGGTGAAATCTTAATTAATAACTCTACATTCTCAATCATAGACGGCGGTAGTCCTATCTTCTGCTTGCAAGTAGATAATGTTCAAATATCTAACAATACATTCAAGGATGTAACAAATGCTAATCAATACATAAATATAGACGCGTGTCAGCAAGTTTCTATTAGTGACAATGTAGCTTGGAACTCACCTACTGTTGTATATGGTGTGAGTATAGGCAACGCTAGTGATAGGTACTTTATTACCGATAATATGTTCGATGCAACAACGAGCGCTATAAACGATTATAGCACAGGAACGCCTTTAAAAACTGTAATCACCAATTTCCAAACTTAAAATTTTAATCATGGCACTACAAAAAACTATTCAATTAACAGACAACTTCGGCATACAAGTTGAAATACCTAACGCCTACATTAAGGTATCAAATGCAACTTGCTCGAAAGGAGCTTCTTCTTACTATGTTGAAATCAGAACCGAAGCAAACGGTCGTATTGTTAATAAACTAATGAAGGAATTTACATACGATTTAGACGGTGAAAACGCCATTAAACAATCGTATTTAAATCTAAAAAGTACGGCTGATTTTAACGACGCTGTAGATTGTTGATGATCGAGTCACTTGCTAGTTTTTTTAACACGATTATAGTATTGTGTCTCGGCATAGTAGGCTGGGTCACTAAGAGCATCATCCAACGAATCGATATAGGAGAGAAACGGATGACCAAAATAGAGGTGGAGCTGGCTGCGCAAAAGGAAAGAGATATAGCTGTGGAAAATAGAATGGGCAAGGTTGAGTCGGCAATACAAGAAATTCACAATAAACTCGACCGCATGATGGAGGTTTTAATGAAAAGATGAAAAAGCGAGGATTATACTATAACATTAACCGCCGTAAGAAACTCGGCATCAGTCGTCCTAAAAGCAAGTCTACTGTCTCGCCTAAAGCTTATGGTAGGATGAAGAAAGGTTTTCCTGAGAAGTGAGTCGTAAAGGCGTATCCCTGCGTAAGGAACATAAGTCTAAAAAGGGAGGCTTAACGGCGAAGGGACGGGCGTATTACAACCGTAAGACAGGGTCGAATCTAAAGGCTCCTCAACCTGGTGGTGGATCTCGCAAGAAATCGTTCTGTGCGCGTATGAGCGGCGTTAAAGGCCCAATGAAAGATAGTAAGGGTCGCCCCACCAGGAAGGCGTTGGCATTGCGTCGTTGGAAATGTTAGTAGATGCCATTACAACAGTACCGCAAACGATTCTATTAAACATTGCTTATTTAAAAATTAAAAATTAATATAGAAATACCATGAGCTTACAAGCATTAGAAAAAATAACTTTATTAGACGGAGCTACTACAACAGGAGCAGGATCTGCTTCAAACGTTCAACGCTCTAAAGGATGGACTTTTACTATCGTATCAACCGCCGTTACTGCGGGCGCTACCGTTGACATCGAGTATTATCTCAGCGAAAGCGGAGCTTGGCACGTGTTTCATAGCGAGTCCGTAACCGCCGATGGATCGGTAACAATACGCGACGATCACGGTCATTACGAGAAACTGCGCGCTAATGTATCGTCAAGAACGGACGGTACTTACAGCGTATATGCCCTTGGAACCGTTCAATCCGTTTAATGTCGATCAAGTTTCCATCGGGGATGTCCGTCCCTAGTAATATCACTATTAAGCCTAGTAGTGTAAAAAGACCTGAATTTGGTACTATTTATGGATTCGATGCGGCTCAAGATGTACAACCCGAACCAGGTATCGACGGGGTCTACAAGCTGGAGGATGATTCCGGCTTTTACTTGACTGCGGCAAACGATTACCTCGCATTCGAGACTGCGGAGACTGCCCTGTGGACACCCACACGGATCAGTACAGTAGGGTGGTGGGATGCAAGTGATAGCTCAACCATTAGCACGAGCGGGTCGGAGGTTACTCAATGGAGGGACAAGAGCGGAAATAGTTTAAACTTAGCTCCTGTCTCAGGATCAACAGGGCCGACCACAAATACAATCACGCAAAATTCATTAAATGTGTTAGACTTTGATGATGACTGCTTAGAAAATAACACATTTTCGCACAATATATCTAGCGCCATTTACATAGCGTTTTTAGTAGAGTTAGACTCACTTGTTACGGATCAATACTTCTTATGGGCAGGAACAAATAATAGTCTTAATAGATGTGCAATCAGAAAGAGGGCCACAGATTCTGTTGAGATTTTTGGAAAAACATCAGGCGGTGGGAATACCTTTGTAGGTTTTGGTTCGCCTACCAAAGGATCATTTCAGTTACTTGTTGCCAAAATAAATGGCCCTAGCGGAGCGGCTTTTCTGAATGGAACACTAACTGACTCAGGAAACTCAGGAGTGGATAATCTTAATACCTTTAACCTGGGCCATGCTGAAGGTGAAACACAGAACTTTGTGGGCAAATATGCAGAAGTAATTGCTTTCACAGACAGTAATGACCGCCAAAAAATTGAAGGCTACCTCGCTCACAAGTGGGGCATCGATGGAAACCTAGACTCTTCACACCCATATGCTTTAAGCGCACCAACTATATAAAACTATGGCTAATAAGAAATTCACAGACCTTAACGCTACCACAAGTTTGGTAGGTACAGATTTGATTGCGGTCACAGTAGACCCAGCTACCACACCTGTATCCAAAAAATCTACCATCAGCACCTTAATGGCTCAAGCACCGGTGCAATCGGTCAACACCCAAACAGGCACTGTGGTACTAGACGCAGACGACATTGACGACACTTCAACCGCCCACAAGTTTGTCACCGCATCCGATATTACAAAGCTGGATGGCATTGAGGCATCAGCCGATGTAACGGATGCTACGAATGTAGAAGCCGCTGGAGCTTTGATGGACTCTGAGGTTACGAACCTCGCCCAAGTAAAAGCATTTGATTCAGCCGACTACGCAACTGCGGCACACACCCATGCGCTAGACGATCTTAGTGATGTATCCGTTTCGAGTCCTTCTTCTCAAGATGTTGTTAAATGGACAGGGTCGCAATGGGAAGCTGGACAAGTCTCGGTCGATGTAGACACACCTCTAACCACCGCACTTCGTGGAACGGGTAACCCACACATTGGAGCAAGTCCCAACCAATCGTTTAAGGTGATGGACAATCCGAGTAAGTCGGCAATGGTTATAGCCGATGCGGATGGAAATGTTACCTACCTACTAAAAGACTCCGCCGCCGAAGTAAGAGTGGCAAAAGGTGCAACCGGCACACCGACTCGCTTCGCCTTAGCATCTGACCTTCCCGCTTTCGTTTTAGAAAATGATACAGGAGAGCCTGACATTGAAGTTACGGATGCTACTACAGGAGAGAAAATTTCAGTTATCAGCGGGGACTCCGACACAAAAGGAGCAAACGGTTTACCAATCAGACAAGGATACAATCTTCCCGACATTGGAGCAAACCCAGCACCCATCTTAATCTCAGGCGGTACAATCGCTTAACCCAATCTTAACTAATATAATATCATGGCAACAGTATACATCGCACCCACGGCACAAGGCTTAGGAGACGGCACATCAGCCGCTAACGCTTACGGTTACTCATCACTAGACACAGCAGAAGCAGATGCTGGGAATGGAGGAACTATTCTTTTCACGGACGGTACATACACATTCTCAGGTATTCAAGCATGGAACGCTGGTGATTTTGCGGACATGACCTACAAAAGCCTGAACCGAAACGGAGCCTATCTATTCGGTGATACAATATGTAGGCAAATATTAGTCGGAAGTAGTACGACATCTACCGTTAAGTTAGAAGGTTTCAAGGCTGCTAATGTGCATTACTACTCAAACTTTAGTGCCACAACTGCAACATATAATTTAATAACCCATGCAGATACTTTTGAAGATGGCCCAGCAAATTTCGGTATTTTTGGTTCATCGAATCACGGACAGAACCATGTAATATCTAATTCATCGATTGCTTTCTTTCCCGACAATTCAACGCAGAGACTATTCTTTTATATGCAAGGAGCGTCAATCGATCATTGTAGCTTCTTTATTAAATGTCCGAATGTTTCTGCTAATGGAATCACGACTACAGGCAATCGACCAACAGCTACAAATTCTATTTTTATGTCTAGTAACTCAAGTGCGATAGCTACTACGGCTCTTGACATAACTAAATGCACCAACTGCTGTGTGTACGACATGAGTACAGATGACACCAGCGGAGGTACAGACAACATATTTGTTGACCCACAATTCGTAGACCCCGACAATGGTGACCTACGCCTCCGCCCAACCTCGCCTTGTATCGGTGCTGGAACCGCAAGCTAAGTAGTCATGTCGTACAATAAATTGCACAAGAAGGACTTTACCATTGCGGTGAAGACGGGAACAGACGCGAATAAATCGAAGTTCGCTAAGGAGTGTGTGCAAGGCGAGTGGTACTTTGCTACGGATACGAAGAAGTTGTACATGGCAGAGACTACCGCTGGAGCTTCGGATGCAACCCTCATGCAATTTAATCCCGCCAACACGGGTGTATGAATAAACTTCACAAGAAAGACTTTAGCATCGCCTTTAAGACAGGCACAGATGCGAACAAATCGAAGTTCAAGAAGGAGGCTGTACAAGGCGAGATGTATTTCGCTACGGACTCCAAGAACTTGTATGTGGCGGAAACGACTGCGGGTTCGATTGATGCGACTCTGAGTCAGTTTACATTAGGAGTATTCGATCCCGACTTAACCTTCCCGACCATCCAAGTATTCGACAACGAGTCGGAGTTTATCGATCAAACGAACGCACCCGACTACACCATCGTCCACGCAAAAGACACTGACAAGTTGTATGTTTGGGATGGGACTAGGTGGTTTTTATATAATCAGAATTAATTATGAGTACAATAACAGATATTTTTAACTCTGCTTCTGCAAGAGACACATCTAAACCAGCCTCAAATAATCAAGGCTTAGTTATATTTAGATCAGACACAAACGCTCTCGAAGTATCAGACGGAACTAACTATCAGACTTATAACAGTGACGGAGTATTTGTACCCGGCTCGGTTACTAATTCATATCATCTTTCCTTAGACGGCACAGACGACCACGCAGAAGTAACAGGTTCTTCCGAGATTCAAATCAGTTATCCACTTACAATATCCGCTTGGATATATCCGACAGCTAATGCTTCAACTAATAACCTCAGAACTATAATAAGTTGGGGATCAGCATCTACCGGGCAAGGGCGATTTTTTGGACTAAATAGTACATCAAATAACTTAGAATTTGGAACTTATGGTGGAAATACAACAAGTTCTACTGCTTTATCATTAAACACTTGGTATCATGTTGCGGCTACCGTGGACACAGGTTCAACTAAACTCTACATCGACGGTAGTTTAGACACTACAGGATCGAATACTCTTAATAGTTTTACTTATGGCAAGACTCATGTAGGAGAGTTGTATTATGCGACTGGCACTGCTGCTCGACATTTTGCTGGTAACATTGATGAGTTAGCTTTGTTTAATAGTGTTCTTAGTGCCGATGAGATTACTCAAGTTTATAGCTCAAGAACCGTACTTAACTTAAATTTCGACTACGGTAACTATACTTCTAGTTCTAATTTGAAGGCATGGTGGAGAATGGGAGATGGCACAGAAGGTGGTAGTGGTACAACTATTTACGATATGTCTGATAATGACAGTAGTAGCGATAACTTAACCTTGGTAAACCAAGCCTCAATCGGTAGCACAAATCCAATATCTTAATGTTATGAATTATGTTATAATAAATACTTCAGATTTAGATTCAATCGACTTCGACCAAGTAGCTGAAACATCTACCGACACACTTTGTTACTCGCTAGACGGCACAAAGACATTTGTTAAGTACGAAGGCACACAACCATTCTTTCTGCTCGGTAAGACGGAGTATAATCAAGAAGAGATACTAAGCATCTTGAGTGCCCCTGAGTGGACGAGCGAAGAACTTATCTAAGGTATGCACGAAACAGCCCAAGGGTTATGAAAAAACGAGAACAATTAGAAGAACTCCAGGTTTTACTCGCCGATACCTACCGTGAGATCATAACCAACATGGATCTTGACGACCCTAATGCGGCAGTTTTAAACGGCGCTAGACAGCTTCTTAAAGACAACAGTATCGTCAGCCTAAGCGAAGAATCATCTCCACTTGGTAAACTCGCTAATGTACTGCCTTTTAACGACCCTCCTGAAGTTCAAGAAGCGATTAGACAGTCGAAATAATGAAAGCTAAATACGAAGTTCCAGCGGAGCTTCAAGACTTTCGTAACTTTCTGTTCATCTGTTGGAAGCATCTTGGGTTACCTGACCCTACCCCGCTTCAATACGACATATCACAGTTCCT